AGAGGTTACTTACACTGAGATAGAAGAACATCCACTGCTTGACTTACTAGATAGGTTTAACTCTACTACTTCGCGAAATGATGGGCTGTATATTACTCAGAGTCATAAAAAGCTTACAGGTGATTCGTTCTGGTTACTAGATAAGAATGGTAGCGCTATCACCAATATATTTATATTGCCACCAGATAAAGTTGAGCTTAACTTAGGTGATCCGACTGATGGAACAGCCGATCTTGTAGAAAGTTACACATACAAAGATATTATAAATGGCGAGAAGATAGAGAAGACTTACACCAAAGATGAGATTATACACTTCAAAAACCCTAATCCTCGCAATCCATTTAGAGGCTTTGGGGCTGTCGAAGCTGCCGCAGAAGTAATAGATATAGACGCACTCACAAACTACACGACCAAAAAGTTCTTTGAGAATGGTGCGATTACTAACTTTGTTCTATCAACTGAGAGCAAGATAACCGATGATCAGCTTAAACGTATCAAAGCAGAGCTAAGAGCCGCCAACAGTGGCCCTAAAAACGCTTACAAGGCTATGATACTCGGTGGTGGGCTTAAACCTGTTGATATATCCTACTCTAATAAAGAGTTGGAGTTCCTTGCACAGCTTGAATGGTACAGAGACAAGATAATGGTCATCTTTGGGAATACAAAGGCATCTATTGGAATAATTGACGATGTCAATAGAGCTTCACATGAAAGTTCGATGCTTGAGTGGAAGCGAACTACTGTTAAACCAGATATGCAGTCTATTGTCACTACATTAAACGAATTCTTAATCCCTATGTTTGGTGATAAGTTAGTCTTAGGATTCTGCGACCCTATCGAAGATGATAAGACGGATGATATAAATAATGCCACATCTCTATACAGCTCTAATATAATGACTCTAAACGAAGCTAGAGAGTTGGTCGATCTTGACCCTGTATCAGATGGAGACACTATAGGCGGAACTAATCAGGTGTTACCACCGGCCGAGCCTAAATCAATGCCTAAAGCTTTAAATAACGTAGATGTTAAGGCTGTACTACGAAAGAATAAGATGTTTACTCGATTAGCTTACAACAAAGCTATGAAAGAGCAAGCAAAGCCAATGATTCGTGAAATGCTAAAGAATGGTAAAGTTAAAGCCGAAGAACCACGAATGCATGCTCAATTTAGCAACGATCAACTAAATGCATATTATCAAAAGCAGATGAATGTTGTTGATGTATTAGAAGCTCAGTTTGAAGAAGCCGTTAAGAAGTTTATAGGCAAGATAGAAAAGCAAGTCTTAGAAAACTTAGACGATGAACTCCAAATGAAAGACGTAAAGAAAAAGGCTTTGTTTGATGAAGATGAGCTAATGATAGAAGCACAGCTAGACTTTACCCCAATACTTATGCAAGAAGCATCTGTTGCTGGACAAGCGGCTTACGATTTAATTGGTAAAGAAACACCATATTTACCATATAAGCTTACATCTGTTATTAGAAAGAATGTAGATAAGTTTACCAGCTCAATGCTTGATACAGACAAAGAGAAATTGACTACAACAATATCTCAAGGTATCAAAGATGGTCAGTCTATACCTGAAATAAGAAACCAAATATCATCAGACTTTGAGATGTATAGCAAGAACCAATCTCAGCTCATTGCACGAACTGAAGTGTTAAGAGCATCCAACATGGCTGCCGAAGATGCATACATACAATCGGGCGTAGTAGAAGCTAAACAATGGTTAACATTTGGTGCAAGCGATGAATGCGCTCAATACGAGGGTCAGATTGAGTCATTGGGCGGTAACTTCTATAGCTCAGACAATAAGTTTCAAGACGGTGATCCTCCACTTCATCCTAACTGCCGATGTGTGATATTGCCGATAGTTGAGAACACTAAGGCATTCCAACCAGTGCCTATATATGAGAAAGAGCTACTTGAATCTAAGATTAAGGAGCTAGAAGCACAGGTTGACAAGAGAACTAAGGCATTCAAAGAACTACAGAAGAAGTCACTAGATGATACTGCATACATTAAGGCACTTGAGGGCTTACAGTGAATGAAGAGCGTAAATCTAAACTCCAAGCACTAAGAGATAAAAAGAAACAGAAGTTCCAATCTGAAGTAAGTGCTTTAATACCCGACCCAATACCCGGTGATGATGGCGAGCGTGGAGAGAAAGGTGAGCCTGGCGAGAGAGGGGTGCCTGGGGAAAGAGGTTTACCTGGCGCAACCGGTAAACAAGGCATCAAAGGCGCTCGTGGGCCTGTAGGTTTAACTGGTAAACAAGGCATTCAGGGCAAGACCGGTGCTGATGGGAAGTCTATAGTATGGAAGAAGAGCTGGAGGCCATCGACTAATTATGTTGTAAACGATGCTGTTGAACACGATGGCTCTAGTTTTATTTGTATAAAGGATCATAAATCTCGAAACATAAACGAACCCGATCTAGGCACTGAGTGGCCTATGCATTGGAACGTGATAGCTCGCAAGGGTGCTAAAGGTCAAGATGGTGCAAATTATGGCGGAGGTGGAAGCGGTGGTTCGGGCGGTGGCGCAGTGTCGTCAGTAAATGGCAAAGTTGGCGTAGTAGTGCTTGATAAGACTGATGTTGGTCTAGGCAATGCAGACAACACGTCAGATATAGACAAACCTGTTAGCGCGGCACAACAGACCGCTATTGATGCTAAAGTATCCAACTCTATTACCAACGGTGTTACTACGGTTGCACCGGCTCAAGACGCTGTATTTGATGCATTGGCGTTAAAACAAGATACGTCAAGTATAAATGAGACTATAGATGATAGAGTGGATGCTTTAATACAAGATTCTGCAACTACAGCTCCAGGTGTCACATGGTCTTACAATGATGGTGCTGGCACGTTAACACCTACAGTTTTGCAATCTTACGATGTGTTCATTTACAAATCTACAGGCGGGCAGTCGGGCAACCGATACAACTCTTGGTCAGATTTAATGACCGCTATTACCAAGCAAGAGGGTTCAAAAACCATTCAATTTGAACAAGATGAGACTATACCATCAGGTTCGTGGAATCTTGATTATGTGACCCTAAAGGGTAACGGGCAAGAATACAATGCTGGTGGATATACGATTACATTTGGCGATAACACAACAATCTCTAGTTGGCTTACCCCGTCATTCCATTCATTACTACTTAAAAGCACATCGACGACAGGGCATATATGTACATTTACTACGGCATTCACCTTAAACTGCGACACAGTTTCTAATGTACAATCATCTTCTAGTTACGAGTTTTTCGCATCATCTTATGCAGGACAAAATATTATCGCAATTCGTAACTCCGCAAGATGGCAGTTGGTTGGCGGTTCAACTAAAGCTCTGTTCAAGTTTACTGGCGGTGCATTTAGCCAACAGGTCATTCTCTCTAGGGGAGATGGTGCTGTAGTACAAAATAACACTTTAAGTAGTACAAATGGACAAATCTTTATCGACATTATAGGTTCCGTAAACCAAAACCTCGCAGCTTACCCAGCTACATTTTCAGCTTTTACAATAGGTTTCGGAGTATATCTTGGTCTTACAAACGTATCCGCATTAAACTACTACTCTCAAACCAAAGCAGTTGCAGACAGCCCATATACACTAGCATCGGAGATTGGTTATTTAAGATGTAACGCGGTCGGTGGTAACATGACAATTAACTTACCTGCTGCTATTGGTAATGGTAGATTAGTCACAATTAAAAAGATCGATGCCTCTGGCAATACAGTTACGATAGACGGCAACGGATCTGAAACTATAGATGGTGCGACAACTTATGTGCTGGCAGCTCAATGGGACGTCGTACAATTTATTGATGCCGCCGCAGGACTATGGGAAATAACAAGTACAGGATAATTATGGAGAAAGATTTAACAAAACTACACCCGATACATCAAAAAGCTTGCGAGGAGTTTATAGCTAGCGAGTACACACCAAACGAAATACCAGATGAACTTTACCAGGCTTACTTAAAGCTATCTAAGATACCTAAGAAAGATTGGGGTAAACAAAGCACCTTAGATGAGGTTAGTAACTAGTTATTGACGAATCGTAAAATAAGAATAATGATTAGGGAGTATTATGGACAAGCAATTTACTAAAGCAACAATCACAGAGAAAGCAGCAGACGGCTCATTCACAGCCGTAGCATCAAGCGCTACTAAAGATAGGCATGGCGAATCAGTAGACATTAAAGGTTGGGACTTAAAGAACTTTAAAAAGAATCCTGTATTACTATGGGCGCATGACCATACTATCCCTGCAATCGGAGTAGCAAAGAGGGTATGGATTTCAGACGGCAAACTTATGTTTAAAGGTGTCTGGCAAGAAGTTACCGATATGGGTAAGGCTGCTAAACAGTTAGTCGAAGAGGGTATTATCAATTCGTTCTCAGTCGGGTTTTTACCTAGCGAGATGGAGGGTAACACTTATACTAAACAGGAACTTTTAGAGATTAGCCTAGTGAACGTGCCAGCTAACCCTGATGCTATGATGCTTGCTTACAAATCACTTAAAGGTAGTGGTTTTGAGGATAAGGTATTAGAAGATATAGGAATAGATACTCTAGTTGTTGACAAGCTTGTCAGTATGGAGAAAGATATAAAGGAACTTAAAGATCAGGTAAAAGTGACTCCCACTGCGCCACAAACACATTCACAAGTTATTCGCACCAGGCAATCAGTTGTAAAAGCTGTAGCCAAAGCCTCTGACCAGCTACTCGCTGGCGAAAAAGATGGTATTGCGAAAGACGAACGTGTTAAGTTAGCTAAAATAATTAAACGAGGGGCCGAAATCCTCTCGAAAAGCCATAAGGAGCAAATAAATGGGTAAAATAGCAGAACTATTTGAAAAGAAAGCACTAAAAACTATTACTGACGAAGAGCAGAAAGAGTTAGATTTGCTATTAGCAGAGGCTAAAGACGTAACACCAGAAGAAGCATCTAACGAAGATGTTGAAGCTGATATTGAGAAGATGGCACAGAAATTTGCCGATACTGTTGGTGCTAGTGTTGATAGTAAATTTGAAAAATTAATGGAATCTCTAAAAGAAAAAGACGCTAAAGTTGTTGAAGAGCAAGGTAAGAGCTACATCGTAGACAAGAAGCTAGGCAAGAAAACTGTCGAAGAGCTTGGCGAAATGAAAGTTCAACTTACTGATCGTAAGAGCAAGGGCAAAAAAGTTACTGAAGTTAGCATGAAAACTGTTCACTTTGTTAATGCACTTCTTACAAAGAACGTTGAGAAACTACAACTTCTATCAGAGGGTACTGCATCTGCTGGTGGTTACTTAGTACCTGAAGAGTTTGCAAACATGATCGTAGAAGACATCCGAGACATCGCAGTTATGCGTACTGTCGCTGCACCTGCAATGACAATCTCTGGTGATACTATACACATCCCTAGCCTAGTTGACCGACCAAAGGCACAGTGGCGCGCTGAGAAAGCTGTTAAAGCTACATCAACTGCTACTTTCTCTGAGACAGTACTTACTCCTTATAGCCTTGCTGTAATCGTAGGTCTATCACAAGAGTTAGCTGATGACGCAAGCTTGGGTGTAAACGGTTCTGTAGTGAACTACATCGCTGGATTGATGGCACAATCTCTTTCTGAGAGAGAAGAGCAAGCTTTCTGGGTTGGTGACGGTTCAGGCAAGCCAACAGGTATCGACAACTACACACTACGAACAGTTAACGCTGGTGCTGGTGCAACTGATGCACAAAAGGCTGATGCGATTATCTCTGCGTTCCAAAGAACTCCACAGGGTTATAGAAATCGTGGTGTATGGGTTGGTAACAGCTCTACATGGGAAGAGGTTGGAAGACTTAAAGATTCAAATGGTAACTACCTACTAACTAGACTTGCAGATTCTCCAACACAGAGTCTACGAGGCCGTCCTGTTTACGAGCAGAACGACATCGGTGGTGGTAAATTATTCTTCGGTGACTTTAGCTACTACCAGATTGTTGACCGAGAGGGAATCTCAATAAAGATTTCTGACGAAGCAACAGTAGGTGGATCAAGCGCCTTTGAGAAGAACTTAGTATATGTACGAGTTGAAAAACGAGTAGATGGTGAACTATTGCTTAACGCAGCAGTTACAGAAGTTCAAGGTCTAGGAACAATATAGATTGTATCCTGACGGTTGCCCCTCTGGGGGCTTCCGCTAGGAGATAACCTAATGCGTATTAAAATAACCAAAGACTACAAAGAACATAAATCAGGCGAGATCATTGATGTGACTCCAAACGTAGCCTTTGGTCTTATTGATAAAGGCATTGCAAAGATTACTAAAGACATGACATCGAGGGATATTAAGCATGGCTAGTTTATTATCTTACGCTCTGACTACTGTTGCTGACGTTAAAGAGACGCTAGACATTGCTAGTAACGACACAACAAAAGACAATCTTATTACAAGGAAGATAAACCAAGCCACTGAGATGATCGAAAACTACACTGGTAGACGATTTAAACTAACCAGATACGCAGACGAAGAGTATGATGCAACTGGAACAGACCAACTTATTCTTAGACAGCGACCAGTAGACACCGCTTATACGTTTCAAATAGACGCAAGGAACACGTCTTTAAACGATAACGATTGGGACACAGTTGATTCTGAATTGTCATTTGTAGACAGCAAAGCCGGTGTAGTTGACCTCAATTTTATATCTGCTGGTCATTGGAACAGATACCGAGCAACATATAGAGCAGGATATTCAACTATCCCATCGGATATATCTGAGGCTTGTGTTAC